ATGGAAGTGGCTGATTATACCCTCGCAGCAAAGGAGTTCCTTGACTCAAAATGGAGTCGGGACGTTAAAGGCCGCGCACATGAACTCGCATCCATGATCGAGACAGGTGAATACCTATTATGAGGTTAGCGAATGCCCTTAGCGAAATTACAATTCAGACCCGGTGTTAACAAAGAAAACACTAGCTATTCTAACGAAGGCGGTTGGTCTGACTCCGACAAGATCCGGTTCCGATTTGGATTCCCCGAGAAAATAGGCGGTTGGACTAGACAGTCTAACTACAGCTTTCTTGCGCCCTGTCGCGCCCTTCACTCCTACGTAACCCTGCAAGGCTCGTTGCTCATGGCCGTGGGCACTCGTTATAAATTCTATATTAACGAAGGCGGCTTCTACTACGATATTACCCCTATCCGGGCTACCACTGCCGCGGGCGACGTGACGTTTGGCGCGACCAACGGATCAGCTACTATTGCAGTTGCGGACACCGGCCATGGGGCTGCTACCGGGGATTTTGTTACGTTTACCGGAGCGGCGTCTCTTGGTGGTCAAATCACCGCCAATGTTCTGAATCAGGAATATCAGATAAACGTCGTGGACGAGAACAACTACACCATCCAAGCGCGCACCGTATCGACTATCGCGAGCATTACAGACGACGGGGTGCTTAACCCTACACTGGTCACGGCCGACGGATCTGACACAGGAAACGGTGGTTCCAGCGTAGTGGGCAAGTATCAAATAAACTCCGGCCTTGGCGTAGTGGTGTCAGGCACCGGCTGGGGGTCCAGCACTTGGGGCCGTGGCACTTGGGGTTCGTCCGCTACGCTGACAACTGTCAACAACGTGCGTTTGTGGGGCATAGACAATTTTGGTGAAGACCTTTTGTTCAACGCCCGTGACGGCGGTATTTACTACTGGGACACCAGCGCTAGTGATTACAACGTAGATAGGGCGGTTGCTTTAGCGGACTTGCCTGGAGCCGATCCTGGTACGCCTACTATAGCTAAACAAGTTATTGTGAGTGATAACGATCGCCACGTTATTGCTTTTGGGTGTGATGCTCAAAACAACATAGGGGTTCAAGATCCGCTTCTAATACGTTTTTCTTCGCAGGAGTCTTTGACTGATTGGGATGCCGCAGTAACTAATACGGCGGGCGATTTGCGGGTAGGTTCTGGCTCAGAAATTATTGCAGCGGTGGAAACCCGTAACCAAGTGTTGATATTTACCGACATATCCCTGCATTCTATGCAATTTTTAGGGCCACCCTTTACGTTTGGCTTAGCCCAAGTTGCGGAAAACATTACTATTGCGGGTCCTTCTGCTATGACGGCGGTGGACGACAAAGTGTTTTGGATGGGTATCGGGGACTTCTACGTCTACACCGGTCAAACTCAAAAGCTTCCGTGTCCAGTACGGGCTTATATCTTTGACGATATAAACGAAGGTCAGATAGAGCTGACGGTTTGCGCTCTCAACAGCACATTCTCCGAGGTATGGTGGTTCTACCCTTCGGCAAATTCAAACGAAAACAATCGCTACGTCATTTACAATTACGTAGAGGATACGTGGGCTATAGGCGCGTTGACGCGCACAGCTTGGCATGACCGTGGTTTGTTCAACGCCCCGATTGCGGCCTCCACAGACGGTTATCTGTATAACCACGAAACGGGTCAGAACGACGGCAGCACCAATCCGCCTAGCGCCATTACTAGCTACATAGAAAGCAGCCAGATTAGCATTGGTTCTGGGGATGATTTTGTCTTCTTAACCAAGCTTATTCCGGACTTGACCTTTGAAAACTCCATTTCAACGGCTCCGACGGTAGATTTCACGTTGCAAGCTCGAAACTTCCCCGGGGGCGCATACCTACAGACCGATACCTCGGGTGTGACGCAAAGCGCTACAACGCCGGTGGAGCAGTTTACAGAGCAGACGTGGATTAGACTGCGTGGGCGGTCGTTTGCGGTCAAAGTAGAGTCCGATACGACCGATACACAATGGCGGTTAGGCACGCCCCGGGTAGAAATTAGGCCCGACGGGAGAAGATAATGTCATCTAGACAACTTACCCGTGTCTATTTTCCTAACCCGCCTGCCGAATATCAGCAGGATACGATTGCGGCTATTCAGGAAGCGTATGAGACCCTGATCCGCCAGATACAGAACCCGGGCGATGTGCGGGCTACAGACATTACGTTGACTAACTTACAAAGCGGGTCAGACACAGGTCTAGAAGTAGGTGCCGTATACGAGAAAGACGGCTTTTTAAAGATAACTTTGGCTAATTCGCCGAACCCAGCAGGTGTATCAGGCTCTGGTGTGTTAGGCGCGGTAACGGTGGTAATAACATGAGCTGTAATGATAAGATTGTATGTGCGTCAAAAGGAGCGACCCCCTAATGGACGAATTACTAAAGAAATTTCTTAAAAGTACGTTGGACACCGCCGTCCAAGCGGGTATCACTACTTTAGTTACCGACGTAGACTTTAAAGACGCTTTTAAAGGTCAAGCGGCTTTAAACGTGGCTGGAAGTATTTTGGGCGGCGGTTCGCCCTTTGACATGTTTAAAAACAAAGCGGCTCAGCCTGCGGCACAAAGTCAAGCGGCCACTGGCGCAAGTACAGGCGTTGCTTCTGGGGGCCCTAATATTGGAAACATTCCTGGGATGACAGGGATCAACACAGGGGGTGCAACGCAAGTTTACGGGGCGACTAAAAATGCCACTAGCGCGCCCGTGCCAGCAGGTCAGCAACAGAACGTATTCCAAAGCAAACTCGCCCCCGTTTCACAAGCAGATACCCGTGGTTTCTTAGAATCTATGGGTGATGTAATCAGCGGGGACGGTGGACGCATGGCTGCTCTTAAGCAAGCGTTTATGCCAGACGCTTCGGGTGATCCCGATATGCTTCGTAAATACGGCCCTCTTATGGGTTTGGGAATCGGTGGGTTATATGCCGCAGGTGCGTTTGATCCTGTCGAGCAACAGCAAGTAGAACCGTTTGGTGGCCTCACGGGCCGTGCCCTTATGCGTCAAAACCCTGGTTACCGACCCGGCGTGCCTACCTTAGCTAGAGGCTATGCCGCAGGCGGCGATGTAGACCCGTCTACTTTCCCACGTCGTAACGGAGCAATTAACGGCCCCGGAACAGGCACTTCCGATGACATACCCGCTATGCTCTCTGATGGCGAATTTGTAATCACAGAAAAAGCCGTGCGTGCGGCTGGAAACGGAAACCACGACGCTGGCGTCCGTAACATGTATCGAATGATGCAAGGCTTAGAGTCGAGGATTGCTTAATGGTTACCACTACCGAAACGATAGTCAGAGAAGACCCGTATACCGAAGCGTATAAATCTGGCTTGTTTGAGTCTATTTTTGACTTAGTTAACCAGCAAATGGGCTATGAGCGTGTAGATACCGGTAGAACGGACGACGCTGGAAACCCAATTGTTGAAAACCGTGCGATAACGGACCCCGAAACAGGTGCGGCTCTTGGTCCGGCCTACGCGCCGACCTATCAAGTAGCCGGGAGAACGCCGTATCAACAGCAAGCGAGGAATTTACTTCAGGAAAACCTTGGCGGCTTTATGCCGTATATACAAGGTGGACTGGGCGGTATCCAACGCGGAAGCGGGATGTACGAGCAAGCGGCTCAGTTAGCCGGAGAGACGAGAGAAGATCCGTACCTTTACCAACAAGCCGGTTCTAAAGCCATTCAAGGTGGCATGGACTTGTTCCAGCCAGGGACTTTAGAAGACCCTACTTCTGGTATTAGCGCTTTCTTCAATCCTTACGAGGACGCTGTTGTTGGACAAGTTCAGCAGGATTTTGATCAGGCTCGTCGTTTATCGGATATAAATCAAGCGGCAAGCGCTGTCGGTTCCGGTGCGTACGGCGGCTCTAGGGCTGCGATTGCTGAACAAGAGGCTCGTCGTAATTTAAATCGAGAAGAGCTTAATGCACTAGGTCAATTGCGTCAGACGGGTTATACGCAAGCGTTAGACGCAGCCTCTCAAGCCCAAGAAGCACAACAGCGTAGGGCTTTACAAGGGGGTCAATACCTGGGCAATTTAGGCAATACTTTTGGTCAATTAGGCCAGAGAGACGTAGAGTTGATGGGCAATATCGGAAGCGGTATAGCTACTCTTGGTCAACAAGAAGCCAACCTTGGCGCTACTGCTACTAACTTAATGCGTGGCGATGTGTCTGCTCTTTCTGGTTTTGGCGGACAAGAGCAACTCTTACAACAGAGCGTACTGGATGCCATTCGTAATACTAACGTTGAGCGTCAACAACTTCCGTTCCAGTCATACGGCTACTTAAGTGATGCTTTAAACAGGCTGCCTAGCACTCAAAGCAGAGTGTCTACACAAATGGGGCCGCAGCAAAGCGGTCTTGGACAAGCTATTGGCTACGGCATTGCCGGACTAGGCGCTCTTGCGGGCGTAGGATAGGACTCATTATGAACGTATATAAGCGACCATTATTCATGCAACAAGGCGGAATGGCCCGCGTACCAGTGCCCACGCCTCCTGCTGCAATGCGACCGGCTACCGCGCCTAGTGGAGCGATGCCTCCTATGAGACCTGCCTCTGCGCCTATGGGTGCTCCGGGTGCTCCACCACGGCCCCCGGCTCAAGACGTAGCGGGTATTGCTTCCATGGTTTCTCAAAAAGGAAAGATGGAGTTAGATCAGGCGCAAGGTCCGGAGCAAATTATTAACGCATTCCGGGGCAATCAAAAGCCTCTTGAAGCGCGCTACCAGGAACTCGCTCAATACGTTGGTCCTCAAGATGCGACAGCAACGCCACTTAGCGTACTGACTATGGTCCAGCCTTCTTTGATGATGACGGCGCAAGGCGCATCAGAAAGTGGGATTGGCGAGCTTATGGCTAACGTCGCAAGCGGCGTGGACATGGAATCGGCTCCGGGCCAACCTAATCGTATGGGTCAAGGCTTGGGCAACCTCATGATGTCCAACCAGGCACCTCAACCGGCGGGCATGGCGCAGGGCGGTGTTGTGGGAAAGTTCGCTAAGGGCGGTAGCGCTCTTAAGGACTACTACAACGAAGATCTAGCTACGTTCCAAGAAATCATGGCTCCGACTCAACAAGACAGAGATGCCTCTAAGCGTCAGTTGTTCTTTGACATTGCGCAGCGCGGCCTAGCCATGGCTGGCGGTGCGGGCGGCACGGGCAACGTCGCATCGCAACTGGCTAACGTATTTCAGACCCTTCCTCAGACTTATTCTGCACAACAAGCCGAACTACGCAAAGGTGAGCAAGGTGCACGCAACGCGGCCCTACAGTCTGCTGCGGGCCGTGTTCAAGGCGATCGTGAGCAAACCGCTAAGATAGCGGCAAAGCAAGCTGAAATGGCAGAGAAGTTTCGTCTCAAAGGTTTAGAGATGAATCAAAAATTCATCTACGACATGACCGTAGAGAGCGCAAAAGCTAAAAACAAAGGTTTAGATTTTGACGGTCTTGCGGTAGTCGATTCTGATGGAACTCAGTTGGGTGTTATTAACCAAAAAAGCCCTACGTTTCAAGAAGATTTAGCTTCGTTCAGAGCAACTAACCCTAACGCTCAAGTTGTTGAAATTCCAGACTTGAAGGATTTGTTCCCTGCGGCAGACGTCCCTGAACTAACTCCTTCGCAGCTTGAAGGTGTGTTCACGGACCGCGGGCTACTGGATAAGGTTTCTGATGGAACAGCAACGCCACAAGAACTCACTCGTTTGAACGCGGCGATTGCTACTAAGACTAGTCCTAAAACAGTAGGCACGGGAACGTTTGGTCCTGGCGGTACAGAAGTTATGCGCCAAGTTCCAGGTGAACGCCTGCCTGAAGAGTGGAATGCGGCAATACAACAAGCAAGACAAGGGGGACTGGATATACAGTTGCCTCCTTACTTAAGCTCTGGCCAAGCTCCCGGAGGAGCTGAGCCGCTAACGGAAAATTCTTTAAGTACCTCATATGCACAGCAAGTTCAATCGGGTCAGCCGTTAACTGCGGCGGAGCTTGGAGCTTTGCCTTTGCCTGATTTAGGTGATCAACCTAGCGGAATTGAAACGGCTGTAATGGAATATCCTATCGAAAACTTGTTTGGTCTGTGGGCTTCATTAGATAGAACTTGGAACACCGTAGCTCCGGCTGTTTTAGGCATATTCGGGCAGGAAGCGGGGGAATCTGCCGCACCTACTCAAATAGAGGCCAACGCCGAAAACGGGTTAAACGCTTTTCATACGTTAGTAGTTGAATCTATGCTGGCGGCTCGTCCAGGTAGAGCCTCTAACGAATCTCGTCAAGTTCTTACAAATTTGTTGCCCACCATTAACAGTGCCTTTACTAACAAAGCAGATGCTTTAGGTAAATACTCTGCTTTACGCGGTGAGATGCGAACAGACTTGAATCGTGTGACAGAGTACTTAAACCAAGGGCTTAGCAAAGCGGAAAGACAGAAATACGATTTTATTCGAAGAGAGTTAGGCGATCGACTGAGTGAACTAAATACTATTGTCACTCAATTAGAAAAAGCTACGCCGGGTGGCCAAGGCACACCTGCGTCAGACTATGATAATGTCTTCCGTGAAAATACAAAAGTGCCCTACGCCACTAATTAGGTAATAGCTCATGGCCGAAAACAACGTACCTTTTTCTATTGAAGAAGCCCCTGCGCCAATTTCTGACGACGTTGCGGTTCAAGCTACGCCTTACATGGACGCTCTGACTATTCCGGACACGGATAAACCGGCTGCTTTCGAGTCTATA